AAACTTTTTGCGTTACACTTTATAGTAACATAACTGAGGATTGAATATTGTTTAAAAAAGCAGCAGTTTTTACTGATATCCATTTGGGTCTTAAAGGCAATAGTAAAGTTCACAATGATGATTGTGAAGAATTTGTGGATTGGTATATAGATCAGGCACAGGCAAACGGCTGTGAGACTGGTATTTTTTGTGGAGATTGGCATCATAATCGTAATTCACTTAACCTAACTACTATGGATGCTACTATCCGATGCTTAGAAAAACTAGGAAAAGCATTTGATAAGTTTTATATGTTTGTTGGTAATCATGATTTGTACTACAAAGACAAACGTGATGTAAGTTCTACTGAATTTGGAAGACACATTCCAGGTATAACACTTGTAGACGACATCTATGAAGAGGATGACGTAGCACTTGTGCCTTGGTTAGTAGGTGACGAATGGAAAAAAATTGAAAAGATTAAAGCCAAATATATGTTTGGTCACTTTGAACTTCCTAGTTTCTATATGAACGCAATGGTACAAATGCCAGACACAGGCGAATTACAATCTAAACATTTTGTACATCAAGAATATGTATTCTCTGGACATTTTCATAAACGACAAAAACAAGGATCTATACATTATATTGGCAATGCTTTTCCACACAATTATGCAGATGCATGGGACGATGATCGAGGAATGATGATTCTTGATCGAGAAAATAACAAAGAGCCAGAATATTTGAGTTGGGCAGACTGTCCCAAGTATAGAACTATTGGTCTAAAACAGTTATTAGAAGACACAGATAATATTATCAAACCTAAAATGTATCTACGTGTTACAATTGATGTACCTATTTCGTTCGAAGAAGCAACATTTATTAAAGAAACATTTGTAAATCAATATAAGTGTAGAGAAATCAGTCTTATTCCTCAAAAACAAATGGAGGAAATTTCAACAGATGTTGATATCCAACAGTTTGAAAGTGTAGATCAAATTGTAAGTGGAGAAATATCAGCAATCGATTCAGAACAATTCAACAAAAAGATGTTATTGGACATCTACAACGAGCTATAATGATTAAAATTAAAGATTTAACAGTTAAAAATTTTATGAGCGTGGGCAATCAAACCCAGGCTGTTGATTTCAACAAGGAACAACTAACACTTGTGCTTGGTGAAAACCTTGATCAAGGCGGCGATGACGCAGGATCAAGAAATGGTACGGGCAAAACCACTATCATAAACGCCCTCAGTTATGCTCTGTATGGAGTTGCCCTTACCAACATTAGAAGAAATAATCTAATCAATAAGACCAACGGAAAAGGTATGTTGGTTACATTGCATTTTGAAAAAGACGGTATTGACTATAGAATTGAACGCGGCCGTTCACCTAATGTACTAAAGTTTTATGTGGACGATCAAGAACAAGAATTAGATGATCTAAGTCAAGGAGACAGTCGTAAAACACAAGAATCAATTGGTGAATTATTAAACATGAGTCATGATATGTTTAAGCATGTTGTGGCACTAAACACCTATTCTGAACCATTCTTAAGTATGAAACAAAATGATCAACGTGCTATCATCGAACAGTTGCTTGGTATAACTATACTTTCTACCAAAGCAGAAATATTAAAAGAACAAATGCGACATACTCGAGAAGCAATCGCAGAAGAAAATGCAAAAATTAACGGTGTACAAAACGCAAACGAAAAAATCAAAGATACTATTGAAAGCCTACGTAACACACAGCGAGCTTGGTTGAGCAAACAACAACAAGATGTTGACAGATTACAAAGGAATATAAACGAACTAGAGCATTTAGATATTAATGTAGAACTTGACAATCATGAAAAACTACAAAACTGGACTGAATTAAACAATGCAATCGTGGCTCTTAATAAAGAAAAAAGTACACTAGAGAGTGCATTACTACGTGCTACAAACAGCGTTGAAAAAGCAGAAAAAGACATTGCAAATTTAGGAGATGCTACCTGTTATACTTGCGGACAAGCACTGCATGACGACAAAAAAGCAGAACTTGAAGACCGAAAAGACAAAGAATTAGCAGATGCTCAAGCATACCATAAAGAAGTTGCAGATAAACTAAAAGATGTTGTAGACGGTCTTGAAGAAATAGGTGACATCAACGGACGTCCTGACACATTTTATGAAACTGCTAAAGAAGCATACGAACATAGAAACAATGTTGACAGTTTGAGGCAGAGTTTAGAAAACAAACATGCTGAACAAGATCCATATGAAGCACAGATCAAAGAATTAGAACAAACAGCAATTCAGGAAATTGATTGGACTCCTGTAAATGATCTTAATGACTTTAAAGAACACCAAGAATTCTTACACAAACTACTTACAAACAAAGATTCATTTATTCGTAAAAAAATTATTGAACAGAATCTAGCATACCTAAACAATCGTCTTACATATTATATAGTAAAACTTGGATTGCCCCATCAAGTGGTATTCCAAAACGACCTTGCTGTTGAAATTACACAACTTGGTCAAGACCTAGACTTTGATAACTTATCAAGAGGTGAGCGCAATAGACTAATACTTGGTATGAGCTTTGCATTCCGTGATGTTTGGGAGAGCTTGTATCAAAATATCAATCTATTGTTTATTGATGAGTTGATCGACAGTGGTATGGACACAGCAGGAGTTGAAAACTCGCTGAGCATACTTAAAAAGATGGGTAGAGAGCGACGCAAAAATGTGTTCCTTATCTCACACAAAGACGAACTTGTTGGTCGTGTTAATCACGTACTTAAGGTTATAAAAGAAAACGGCTTTACAAGTTATGCTAACGACATAGAGATTGTAGAATGAGTGCAGAAATAGTAGTAAGCAATATGATTGGTCAAGGAGAAATTGCAATAGACAGACTCTACATGGGCTTTCCGAACAAAATTTATGTTATTAACAAGGACTTCTCAGAATACAAAGGCGAAATCACTAAACGTTCAATTACAGTTAAAGGTAAAGAAGGCAACTATAGATCACATGTATACAAAACACATGATGGAAGATGGTTTGATAGAGCTGGGATGCCTATTAGCAAACCATTATCATTAGAAAAAGACGATGAGTAATATAAAAGACGACATACATGATCAATTAACAAAAGCATACATGGAATACTTCAAAGAAAATGAAAAATTTGAAGCTAGAAATTCTGTGCGTACACATGCAGCCGCCCGCAGATGGCTAAGAGAAATACGAAAATTAGCAAGATTACGGTCAATTGAAATACACGAACAACACAAAACCAAAAAAGAGGCAGACACTCAATAGGCTTGGTTAAGTATCCATATGCAGTGGACTTACCAAGGACAAACAATAGACACAATACCAGAAGAGTATGAAGGATTTGTTTATCTTATTACCAACACCACTACAGACCAAAAGTACATAGGCAAAAAACTAGCAAGATTTAAAACTACTAAGCCACCTCTAAAAGGCAAAAAAAACAAAAGACGTGGAACCAAAGAAAGTGACTGGCGCGACTACTGGGGTAGCTCAGAAAGACTAATCGCAGATGTTGCACAACTAGGTCCAGAGAAATTCACAAGAGAAATACTATACCTATGTAAAGGTAGGGGAGAAATGTCCTACATAGAGGCACGAGAACAGTTTGACAGGCGAGTACTTGAACGAGATGATTATTATAATGGAATCATTAATGTTAGAGTAGGTGGTTCAGACAAGCTACGACAGGCATTGCTAGAACAAAACATCAAGGCAAAACAATCTAACACATAAGGTTGGCGGGCCAGTTTGTAATACCGCTGAGGAAAAGGTCCTGTGAGAAGGACACTCGTACACGTTGAGCCGCGTCCGGTAGTAGGGCGGCAGGATTGACGTAGGTTGATGTTAGCAATCGAAAAACACAACACAGTTCATAAAAACTCCTTGCAAAGGAACGAAGCGGGAGGTAGCGAAGCGATCCGCGAAGCGGTAAAGCGGTTAAGCAGATTTTTTCGTAATGTCGACGTAGGTTGGGAAAGGTCAGAGCCCATTGAACAGAGTGTATAAACAAACACCTACTTCCGAATCTCGGCTGTGACGAACTCACATGAAGTTTTGAGATTAGATGGAACCGTAACAGGTTCCGTCTGACTGAAACAATCTACATGAAGCTAAAGTGCTTCGCACTTATTATTAATCATCTTTAAAAAAGATTAAGTGTTTGAGCGACAAGCGAAAACACAAATGAGCTTTAGCTCATTTCATTACAACTACAATCAATGTAAATCAGGATCACGTCCAAAACCAGGTTTAACTGTAGAATGTTGTGTTTCTACAATTTCGTACTCCGCATGTGGGTTTTGACTTTTTAATATGTGCAAGGATTCGTTGGCTTGATGTAAATCGGGCAGTTTTTCAACTACAACTTCTTTGGTTCTTGCATCTATGATGTGCCAATGTGTGTACATATTATATATGTCCTATCCAGTGGGTACAATCATCGCAAGGATCATCAATATTACTATCCATAGT